AATTCAAGACTGGATTGGCAAAGTAACCGCCACCTGAAGCTGCCGCAGCCCATTTCAAACCAGTTGCAGTTGATGAATCGGCGGTTAAAACTTGGCCATTTGTGCCAACTGCTAAACGCGCTGGAGTGTCGGCTGCGGTTGCAGAAATTAAATCGCCTTTTGCATCGACGATTGTGTTTTGAATTGCGTTGGAATCATCTTGTGCGACCCAAGTGAAATCCATATCGGTATTCGATGCCTTACTTAATACCTGTCCGGTCGTGCCACCTTTAAGATCGACTAAACTGGTATCGATTGCGCCGCCAAGTGTGCGCATGGCAGCAGCGCCATCTTTGACCAGGTCGGTATCGTCAGGTGTTTCCCACCCAAAGTTTGTTGTTGTTGCCATTTTGCTCCTTTAGGCCACTATTGTAGCGTCTATCCATTCCAAACTTGCGTTAAGCGTGTTCCAGGTTTCAGCAGCTCCTACGCTATTCCATCGGCTAGCCTGCAAAGTAAATGCAAGCGGTGAAACATTGAGCGTTACTGAAAGCTTGTTATATCCGGTGCGGAAAGTCCAACCCTCGACAAAGCCCTGAAATACCCCATTTTGCATATTGGCAGGTAGGTCAGTTAGGTTGATTGGTAGCCCCATAAATACGCCTAAAAGCGCATCTCGATCTACATCGGATAATTCTGGGTTAGTTAATTCAAAAGTAATAGTGTCGAATATGGCTTGGGGATAGGCGCGGATTTCAAGATAAAAATCTGCCTGATCTTGAGCATCCGTGCCATTTTCTAGGCTGGTATTTATGACCTGACCTTGCTGGCCATAAAGTCCAATCGATGTCGTATCCTCGGCGGTCTTTGTCTGATTGTTTTTGTAAGTTAGCGTTACCTTGTTACGGATGTTTCCAATTCGATTTAAGGTTCTGATACCTGCTGCTAACGCATCATTGGCGCTCAAATCGGTAAAGCCATTGGCGGCTAGATAAGTAGATCGATGGGTGCTATCTGCATAGCAGATTTGGCCTTGAGCGTTCTCATAAATATACCCAAGCCCAGAAGTGGCTAACGCAGCCACCAGCGAATAGGCATCGGTGGTCGATGCGCTACGCTCATGCAATTCATAATCGCCAGGTTGGTCGATTTCACCCAAACCAGTATTTTCGGCGTTTGCCCAAGTAGTTGTCGCGTTATAAGTAGCCCAAGTAACTGCTGGCGCTACTCCATTCCAATCATCATAAAGCAGGCCGGATAGAACTGCATAAATCTGATCGCCATCAAAGTCTTTTACCAGCGCATCGGTAAAGAGCGCTTTTGGTAATTTAGATAAAGCGCCTAGAGCTGTAATCCTGAATGATTGAGTAATCGTTACCCGGCCGCCTGCGGTTACGACTTGCTCGATGTCGGTTATGAAGCCACCAAAGACATTTACATAACTGCCAGTCGAATCTTTGACGGATATAGTTACTAAATCATTTGGATGGATATCTACATATTCCTCATCAAAGTTAATCACTTCAAAACTTGCATAACCTGCTTGCGGTTGCTGGTAGATATCTGTGCGACCAGAAGTTATGGTCATATTAGCCAAAGTTACATTGGCAAATTCACCCGATCCGTTAAGGGTTAATTTCCAATCTGGTGTCCAGGCGGTCATACTGCGTAGAGAGCGGAAGCGCCGCCAGAGCCTCGGGTATAGGAGCTATTTAATACATCTACGATTGCGCGAGCTGCGCCTTCTGGATCACCAGCCACACCGATATTGACTGTTACATTATTAGCCATTGCTGCATAAGCCTGTGCTTGGCCTGTATATCGAGCAGCACTTAAATCAAAATTCCGTTGTTGAATAGCTGCTAAATCTGCTGCCGCTTGGCTTGACGATGCTGCCGCCGCTGCTACTGGTTTAACGACTGTCGCACCACCACCACCGCCGCTGCTGGTAACACTAGGCGCAGTAAATGTCGGAATTACTGGCGCTTTGGTTGTTCCGGTGCTAATCGATGGCACACTAATCTTTGGAGCGCTGATATTGCCGATGGTTGGGATGTTCGGTAATACCGGGATTGCATTATATGCACGAATAAGCACATTGATTGCGCTGATTGCGCCATTTACGACTGTGGTTATTCCACCAGCTACACGACCCAAAATATCAATTACGCCAGCCGCTACTTTGGATACCACATTCAAAGCACCGACAAATGCCACGCCGATGATTGGCAATACATAGGTTTGTATCAATTCACCAAATGCTCTAAATGATTCTTTGTTGCGCTCGATTGCATCCGCTACTGGTTTGAAGATATTTAAGAATTTACCGATGTTTGGGATGATTTGATTTACGACAATATCTACAAATTTTTCTAATACCGGGATGATCTTATAGCCAATGTTCTCTTGGAATTCTGCGAAAGCTTGCTTTAGACGATCAATGCGACCTTGATAAGTTTCGGCTGCTGCGCTAGCTGCGCCACTAAAACTCTTGGTAAGCATCGCTTGGACATCATCAAATGATTTGCCTTTGATTTCAGCACTTGAAAAACCAAGTCCAAGTCTAGTTAAAGCGGTAGTTTGACCATCGAATGCTTTACCTAGCGCATTGGCTACATTCTCGAGCGGAATACCGCGAGCTTTTGAAATATCTAGTGCTAGGCTTAATAACTCTTGCGCTTTGGTAACTGAATTGGTAGAGAGCGCCAAACGACCAAGCGCATTTCTCAAATCTGTATCTGCAACGCCAGTTGCTAACTGCATCTGGGTTATGTAGTCCTCGGTAGCCTTGATTTGCTTGCTGGTAGCCCCAGTCGCAGCTTCTAAGGCTTGCGCTAAACGCTTTTGTGCTGCTTCATCCTCGATCGCGGCCTTAACGCCATCTACCGCTAACTTTCCAGCATAAGCGGCTGCTGCTGCGGCTGCTGCGGCAAATGCGGCCGCCGCTGCCTTGCCAAATTTCTCTACCGATGCACCAAATGACGATACATCTTGCTCGCCAGCAGCTAATTGTTTATTTAACTTATCAACATCTGCAAGGATTTTAAGCGTAAGCGTTCTAGTATCTTTTGCCATTACTTAGCCCAATCCTCAATAATGTTATCAAATGCCTTTTGCCATTCAGACACAATATGCGGCTGGATTTGGCGTAGGGTTGGATAGATAAAATAACCTGTGCCGCCCTTACCTGTGCGCCCAGAATAAACCGGAAATTGCTTAAAGCGCTTTGATCCAAATTCTAGGCCAGGCCATAATTCTCTGGTATTACCGCCACCTGATAAGCGTTGGCTGGCAAAACCATATTTCAATTCACCGATAACCGATGTCTTGGATACTTTCACACCATCAACTAGGCGTTGAATAGCGCCAGCAGATTTGGTGCGACCATAACCTGCTTGCTTAATTCGATCGGCGGCATAAGTAGCCAAAGAGTTGGATGTTTTCTTAGCTTCCTCTTTGGCGTTATCGCCCATTACATTAAAAGCCTTGATCGCATTGCGGAGTTCGGATTTATCGAACGCCATTGCGGTTTCGTTCATCCTGCTCCTTCAATAACTCGACTGCGGTTAAAACATCCTCGGCGGTTTCCCAGTATTGCATCGGTATCCCGGTTGCAATCGCTAGTTGAACCAGTATTCGGCTTACTGATCCGACTGGATGGCTTTTGGGTCATCATCACCGACTAATACATCGGTGACTGTTTCCATCCAGATTTCATAGGATTTAACTGGCTTGCCAGCCGCTTCGCGTTTCATAGCGTTATATGCTAAAAACATTAAATCGGATATTCCGATGCCATCTTTAGCTTGAGCGATGGTTTTGCCAGTCTTAATTTCCCACTTAGCCCACTCTGGCGGAGCGGCTACATAAGTAGCCTGCTCCCCAGAGTTATATTCGATTGTGATTGGTAACTTCATGCTCTCGATTTCCTACTCTTAACTAAATGTTTCGCTTGGTGTTCCGACGACTAGCATTGACCAAGTATCGGTTTGCGCTCCTGGAGCTGCACCGCCTGCGCTTGGGAATACTGGCAAAACATTAAATGCAAATACTGCGCCTGTTGCAGCAGTTAGAGATACTGCAAGGGTTGTGTTTGGTGCTGATTCTGCGGCTGCCCACATTGCCTCAAATAGAGATGAAGTTGCGCCCCAGTCAGATAGAAGCTCAAGGTTTAGTGTCCATTGATCGTCTGTGTGCTTGTATGCCTTGCCATCCAATGTCTGATAAACATCGATGGTCGGGCTATTTGAAAGAATCGCGCTAGTAGTCTGCGCATCGTAGTTAGTGCTAGCGATGGTTAGAGTAATATCGCGACCAGTTATTACTGATGTTGGCATTTTGCTCCTTTTACGATTGCGTGTAGTGCTTACTAACGCGAATATCTGAAGCCAGCATTGTGCTGGCCCCAATCTCTGTAACTGTCGGTCTTTGGACTGTATCTACTTCCCATCCTGCCGGGATAGCCTGAACGACCGAGATTATTAACTGCTCCAGGTTATCTAATGCAGCAGGATTTGAGTTATATGCAACTAAACATGAAACTGTTAGATTTACTTTGCAATGAAAACTGGTTTTGCCGATTGTATCGAATTCTAAATACGGCGCATCTGGAACTAGAACGACTGCTGGCGGAATGATTGCTTCCGGGACATGATTATAGACATTGGCAGCGACACCAGCTAAAGCAGTTGCAAGTGCGCCTCGAACATCGGCAGATATTGTGGTTGGCATTATTGAGCCAGCGTTTCTACATCCAAATATGGCCCAAGTAAGCCAACGCATCGGTTAAATAATGATCTACCCATACGGAATGGCGTGGCGGTAAAATCTACGCCTTCGATCTGTCCGCCTGGTGCTACTCGGCTTTGAAAAATCTCAACCGCGACTGCTAATACCGCAGCTTCTACGGATGAATTGCCGACATAAGTCGAAGCGCCAGATAGTTTTGCCTTACCACTTGGAATCACATTGGCTTCCTCGACATCTGCGTTGGTAATGTCGCAGGTAAATGTATAAAGCCCTAAACCATCCTCATTAACTGTTCGCGTTCCGTTAAATGGTGATCCGCATCCAGTAATAATTACTGATTGGCCTTCGGTAAATTCGTGAATACCTACTGTTTCAAAGTAAGCGACATTATCAGTCAGTTTTACCTTCTGAACTGGTGCTTCAAAAGATACGAGCATTGGCAAAATCGTATTTTCAGAAGCATCGACAATATCCTCTAAATAAGCATCGTTATATAGGGATGACGATACGCCAAGTATGCTCCGCAGTTGAGCCGCAGTTACAATGCTTGGCATATCGTTCCCTTCTTTCGACCTACTGCCTAACCCCGAGAGCTAGGCTAGGCATGATTAGACTGATTGGTTAAGTGTGAATGCTCCGCCAGCGGTTAAAGTCGCAGTTGCGCCATATCCGTAATAGCCGACTTCTACTTGACCTGTTCCTACGATATTGGTGCGTAGCTGAAGTGGTCCTGCACCTTCATACCAAACAAATGA